CTCCTGCAAGCCCTGCATAATTTCCTCTGCAAGATTGTCAATACTGGTCATTTTGTCCTGCCTTTCTGGCTTCCGCAGTAAGTTTCAGATAATCCTTGTGCAGATAATCCGGTGTAATACCAGTGATGTCATAAATGTTTCCCTGAAACAGGATGCGATTGCCTGTTACAGACGGCATCCAGTTTCGACTTTGCCGAATGAGAAACTCCAGCTTCTGCGTTTCTTTGGTCACACCAGCTTCCGTATTTTCTACGGAAGATTTCAAGGTTACCCTTGCCCAACAAGAAAACGTTTCGTCCCACACAGCGGTGTGATTGCCGATTTCATCGGTAACAACACGATTTTCCAGAAAGGTAATTCGCTGATTGAGTGTTCCAATTTCCATTACATCACACCCTCTCGCTGTGCAAACAGCATGGCACGAAGCGTTAACGTCAGCTTGGAAAAGTCTGCGGTATTGCGGTTTTCATAGAGATAAGAAACCGTGTAGAGCATTGCTGTCCGTACCACATCTTCGTTTTCTGAAAAGCGTTCCTCGTCCATTCTTCCTACATCCATTACCAGCTGTTTTGCAGTTGAAATAAGGGAGAGAAGCAATGTATCATCATCTTCAAAATCAATCCGCAGATACTGTTTGACTTCCTGTAAAGTTACCACCCACTCCACCCCCTTTCTCTGATTACGCTTTCATGCCAAGTGTCTTTACGGCTTCGGTCAGAATCAGTCTGCCATCGACACGCTGAGATGCGAGGAATCCAACCTGACCATTCATTGCAAATACCTCGTTCAGCCGCTTAAAGGAACGACCCTGCCGGTCGCCGATCCAATAATAACTGAAATCACCAAAAGCAAGGCACTTTGCACCTGCCTTGATCTCCGGCACATAGCTGGAAGTGTAGTACGGACGATTCAGAATGGTATCCGGTACGCCTGCCTGCACGGACGGATTCCAGATATAGTTTCCGGTGCTGTCTTTCAGCTTACGAAGTGCCTTTACTGTGGAATCGTTGAGAACCCACACTGCCTTCTTACGATACGGGCTTCTCAGAGAATAGAACAGTTCCAGAACATCATCGAAAGTGATATTTGCAGTGCTGGTTGTCGCTCCGCTTTCTGCACCGCCCGTTGCAGCAAAGATACCAGTCGGCTTGCCCTTGCCGTCACCAATGAAGAAAGATTCTTCTTCCTTTGCACCGATTCTTCTTGCAAATTCCTTTGCGATGTAAGACGGCAGGTCAAAAGCGGCATCATTCAGCAGTTCCTCAGAGATCTTAATTGCCGTACCGACCTTGTACGCACCAAGGGAAGCCTGTCCAAAGGTATCATCCGACAGCTTATATGCGTCCTCCTCGTCCATCCAAGCAGCTTCGCCCTTAGAAGTAACGATGGGAATCTTTCGATCACCGGAGGAAGTTTTAATAACAGTCGCCAGCTGCCGGAAAATGTTTTCTTCGGTCAGGGCTTCCACCAGTTTTCGTTCAAACTCATCTGGAACAAGATAGCCACCCTCAGTATCTGTACCAACCTGCAGGTCGTTTCGGACATCGTAAAAATTGCGGTTGCGGATGTTGTTCCAGAAAGCAGTACGATATGCATCCGATGCAATGCCGGTCTTGGTATCACTGTGAGTGGATGCGTTCGGCTTGTTCTGAATCGGCGTAGAAGTGGGCTTGTTCATCTCCGCTTCAATCTGAGCCTGTCGTTCCAGCCGCTGGATTTCCTTGCCGTATGCCACGATCTGCTGCTCCATGGCATCGTATGTCTTGCTGTCCTCTTCCGAAAGCAGACCGCTTTCATTTCGCTTGGAATCCAAAAAGTCACGGGCAGTATCCCATGCCTTGCTTCTTTTTTCTCTCAGTTCCTGAATTGTCATAGTATCAGTCCTCCTGTATTTTTAATATTTCAAAAGCTCCAGCCGCTTGTCCAATTGGTTGATCGGCGTGCCTTTGGATGCAGTTGCAGAAATCTTCTGCAGAAAAGAATCCAGCGTTTTGGATGGTGTGTACAGCATGGATGCTGTGCTTTCTTTCTTTTTTTCATCTGGATCTGTTTTTTCTGGTTTTTCTTCTGGAACAAACGGATTCTTTTTAGAAAAGAGAATGCCGTCTACAAATCCCAGCTGCAATGCTTTTTCTGCATTCATCCACGTTTCTTCATCCATCAGCCTTGCGATCTTATTGCGGCTGAGATGCGATTTTTCTGCATAAGCATTGATAATGGATTCCTTGACTTCATCCAGAAGTGCGATTGCTTTCTCCATATCTGCCTTGTTGCCCATGGCACAGGTCATCGGATTGTGGCACATCAGCATTCCGGTCGGTGAAATCAAGGTTTCTTCTCCAGCCATCGCCACCACGGAAGCCGCAGAAGCGGCAATGCCGTCAATCTTGACCGTGACCTTGCCCGGATGGTTTCGGAGCATGGTATAGATCTGACTAGCGGCAAACACATCGCCGCCCGGCGAGTTGATAAAGACGGTCACATCACCGCTGTGTTTTTGCAGTTCCGAGCGGAACATGGCAGGGGTGATGTCATTTTCAAACCATGTACTCTCCGCAATCGCACCGTACAAATACATCTCCGATGCACCGGTTTCTTCGTTGCGTACCCAGTTCCAGAAACGATTATTCTTCATGGGTCGTTTCCTCCTTTTCATTTTTCTTTGCAAATGCACCTGCATCAGCAAGTTTGGTGAAGCTACCGTTTACGAGATACAGATTTCCGCCCTGTTCTTCCGGCACCAGATTCATATCCTCCAGTTCCCGAATGTCATTGGTGGACATCCAGCCGTTCTGTCTGGCGGTAGCATAGCCCTGCATTCTGGAAGCGTAGTCACCACGCAAAAGCCCCTCTACATTGAATTTGATGAAGTATTTGCCTTTCTCTGAATCGGAAAGCAGATCTTTCATCATGCCTTGCTCCCATCGAACAATCCACGGGTCAAGACTGTATTTCACGAAATCCAATGATAGATGTTCCACGTTACTGAATGTGGCATGGTCAAGATCGCCGATCATATGAAGCGGCACTCGATACAACCGGGCAATTTCCTCTACCTGAAACTTTCTGGTTTCCAGAAACTGTGCTTCATTGTTGGGGATGGAAATAGGCGTGTATTTCATGCCCTCTTCCAAAATTGCGGTATGATGCGAGTTGGAACCACCATAGGCACGCTGCCAAGCATCCCGCACACGCTCTGGATTTTTGATGACTCCCGGATGCTCCAACACACCAGATGGACTGGCTCCGTTGGCGAAAAAGGTAGAACCATAGTCTTCACAGGCAAGGGAAATGCCGATTGCATTCTTTGCAAGAGCAATGGGAGAATATCCCACCAAGCCGTCATACCCAAGTCCGGGAATATGCAGCACATCTTCTGCCTGCAGGACAATATCGCCCTGCTGTTTCAGGTTTGGATTGGCTTCATCGTAGCGACTGTAGATGTAGACCAGACGATTTCGCTGGTCACGGTCTACTCTGACCTTATCCGGCATCAGCGGATACAGCCCCAATACATCTCCACGACCGTTTCGGATAATTTGTGCGTAAGCATTGCCGTAGATTAGCAGATGGGACATCAGGGTTTCTCGGAATACGAAAGATGTCATTTCCGGATTTGGCTGATCGTGGAGTAAAAAATAGAGCGGATGCCGTGGCACTCGCTCTTTTCCGTTTTCGGTATATTGGTAAACGTGTAATGGCAGCTGGGCAATCGCCTCCGACAGAACTCTCACGCAGGCATACACCACTGTGTGCTGCATGGCGGTGCGGTCATTAACTCGCTTACCACTGTTGGAACGTCCGAAGAAGTAACTGTAGCTGGGACTGTCGTAGCTGTTTTTCGGGTGATCTCGTCCCCGAAAAAATCCTCTCAAAATACGCATAATTCCTCACTCCTTACAAAATCAACATATCTCTTTCGTCATAAACACTTGTTCCATCCCCAGTACATCCACAGCGAATTGCCCGGTCAAGAGCCATGATCATGGCGACAGCACCGTCAATTTTCTCTGTGGATTTTTCTTTATCCGGCTTGATATTTCCGGCAGGGTCACGCCTGATGAAAATGTTATCCATCATCCACCGAAGAACGGGGTGTCCGCTGTGGGCAAGGGTCTGTTCCAGAGTCAGTTTCATCAATTCCTTGGTCGGTGGTGACATATCTTTGTAACCCTGACCGAACTGAACCATCGTGAATCCAAGTCCCTCCAGATTCTGTGACATCTGCACCGCACCCCAACGGTCAAAAGCAATTTCTTTGATATGGAATTTCTGCCCCAGTTCATCGATGAA